CCTATGAGTTCTGCTTTCTTTTTAAGAAGATCAATTTCAAGTTTCTTAAAATCTTCAATGAACTCGAGAATATCTACATCGGTAATTTCTCCATAATAGAAAATTTCGTTACCAACGACCCGAGACACTTTATATTCTTCCTCTTCCGAAACTGGTGTAGTTGTATTCATTTTAGTTAATTTAGACTATCTTCTTTAATCATTTTTTTGATTTTAGTAACCTCTCGTTGTTTTAGTTTGTTCTGTAAACCAAGATGGTTCATAACATCAAAATCTTGGGGTGATAAGTTATACTCTTTAAACTTCGAGACGTCACCATTTTGTGCATACTCACGTAAAAGCATGAATTCGTGATGGTTCATTTTTGTATGTGAACGAGACTGTATACTTCGAATCTTCTGTTCACGCATTTTCTGGTTCCCATATTTTGTCCACGCACTCCCCGGTCGTATTGTATCGGGTTCAATTAATGTGTTACCCGTATATATTTTTGGTATTTTCATGGCATATAAAACAAAATAAGGCATGAAATCCCATTCACCCTTATACAGTTCTGTATCGAACGTATCTGCATTTATTAATGCATTCATGATTTTGTCGGGGTGTTCCGGGTTAGCCCCAAGATAATTTTCGTGTACGGCACCCCAAATATGTCCATGTTCATGTATAGTCTCTTCTATATCTACAGTACCTGATTTACAAAAGAAATCTTCAATAATTTCTTTTGAAGATTTAAAAATATCCTTTTCGTCACTATATTCAAGGTAATTGAAATAGTTTCCTATATTTCCTTTACACTTTTCAGAGGCTATTTTTGAACGTGGGTGATTTTTATTTAACCACTGAATAGTTTCTGGTTTACGTTTCGGTAGGAATACAAGTTTAAAATTGGGTAACATATGTACATTTTTAGACGTAACAATTAATGGTTTTTTTGTAACCCGACCACCTTCACATATGGTTTCAACTATACTTTTATATACTGTATCGGATTCGTAATCGTCTATATAGGCATACATATTTGAATTTTTTATCGTACTTATGAATATATCCTTTTTACGTAACACTTCATCGTATATTTCTATACTATTTGTCTCATCTAGAATTTTATTAAGAACGAATGTTTTTCCGACACCAGCCGCACCACACAAAAATATATTCTTACCATTTTCTAACAGAGACTTAATTTCCTTTATTTCGCGGTCATGGAGCGAAATACGATCAACCTTTTTTTGTTTATGTATTGTAACAAAGGCATTCATGTCGAATGATACTGAAGATGCAGATCTCGCTACTCAAGCGTTAGATATTATTATGGAAAATAATACACTTCAAACGAGAGTGATAGATCCTTTAAAAAGGAAACTGTTTCCTTACTTGATGTGCATTACAGTCTTTAACTTTACGTTATTTATTATGGTGGCGTATCTTGTGAATCGTCTTTCGGTGATTCTGTAACGACTTCCATGAGTTCTGTACGTCTACGTAATTCTTTCATGAGATCACCTTTTAGACTTACGAGCCCTTTATCTTTTAAATCCAATATTTCATTCTTACGTTCTTGTACACGTTCTATATCGGCTTTAACAGCTTTTTTTACTCCACGTATTTCGTCGAGTTCTTGTTTAAGTTCTCGTTTTGCGACACCTCCCACGGCATCTTTTAATTTGGTTATAACCTTACTTTCTTGAATGGCTTTAAATGGTGTAATGGGTTGTATATGCATAATTTCTGGTTTGAAGAATGCATTATCATCGGGAAATTCACGTTCAAATGCATCTATCATTTTTTTGGGTACATTAGGTGATTGTTCAATCAAACGGTCATATTCTGTTCGCATATTTTCAATCATATTTGTACCGTTTAATGTTCGTTCCGAAAGTGGGAGTGTAAGTTCAAGACGTATTGTTCGTGAAATTTTACCGTATTGTACAGACGCAACACGATGACCTTCCATAAGTTCGTTAATTTTAAGAAATTGCATAATAGTTGTTGCGATGGCGGTGATTAAATTTAGACCACCAATAGCTGAAGGTACAAATGGTTGTACGGAAGGTGGGAAGGTTTCTTGTGCAAAGTTAGCAGTACCTGTAACTGTACTTACAATTATGAGTGGTATAGTAAATTTCATACTCAAATTTTTAAATGAACAATATGCCTGGTAGTGCATGTACCTATAACACGCAGCGGCTTCACCCCAGGCCTTTAGTATTTTCTCCTGTTGTGGGTGCCATATTTTTGGAAGTTTCTTTTCTTCGTTCATATTAATAGATATGAATATTATATTTTTCATTCATTTACTCCTTTTCATAACAATGTTGGTTGTACCATTCATGAAGAACAGACAGAACCTTGAGTTTTATTCACTCCTCGTTCCATTCATATTTTTTCATTGGTCAGTCAATGATGATACGTGTGCGTTGACTCAAATGGAAATGGTCGTAACAGGAAACAGTAAAGACGAAACATTTTTTGGTCGTATAATGGGACCAATATATAAAATGGATGATACAGAGGCAAACAATTTCTTAAAATCTATTTTCTTCTTTCTATGGCTACTTGTTCAGTACAGACTTGATAGGATCGATTTAGAACCTCTTCACGAACTTAGAAAACAGTTTGTTAAATAATGTTGGTATATATAAAATGAAGATCAAAAACAAAACGCAACAAAAGCTATTATTTATTGCGTTAATGGTACTCATCAGTGTAATTGTGTATCAAATACGTAACCCAATTGTCATTAAAAAGAGTGTTCATGTACCTGTAGAAGTTCCAGTTCGAGTTCCAGTTCAAATACCAGTTGAAAGAGAATTTAGAAACCCACCAATTAAGGAGTATAAACCCGGACATGTCCAACAAATGGGTGTTCTTGTAGGAACAGATGAAGAAACATTACCTTTATACGGCAAAGAAGTTAGGGGAAGACGCGATCAATATCATTATTATACGACAACACCAGGTGATCAAGTGTACCCACTTCCAGTAACCATCGATAACCGCGATTGTATGGATGATATTGGGTGTCGAGAACTTTATGGAAATGAAACTGTTTCGGTTTTAGGACAAACAGGTTCATTTCAGGCGAAAATGTATAGAACGGATAACTTTTTTTAATTATTTTTTCTTTTCGTGTTCGTATTTCTCACCTGCAACGGCATTGTACGCGCAACTACCTAAAGTCGCTGTTTGCGAACTCATGCAGCAACACGCGAGAAGACACGCCAATAGTAAATGAGGTGGTTTTGGACCTGGTATCAGTTTAAGCATGGTGGAAGATGGTCTGTACACTAAGAAAAAACAGAACAAACAACATCCAATTGTAGAAGATAATTGTACAAGTGAACAAGACATTTATATTAAGTAAATAAAATTATATTGGTTAATATAAATGAAGATCGATTTGTTAAAAAATGAAGCAAAACGTATTGGTCTTCGCGTAACTAAAAAAATTAAAGGGAAACGTGTCCCCCTGAGTGAAAAAGAACTTAAGATGAAAATTCAAAGACGGCGACAACCAGCTTTGGAAATTCAGGTTCGAAATTCAAAAAAACTTATACGAACGTGTAAATCACTTTTACGAACCGTGGAACCAAATGCTCCACGTGTTCGTCGAGTTTCTCAACCCGTCACACGTACACCACCCGTCCCGCGTGCACCACCTGTTCCACCTCCACCACCAGTCCCAACTAGAAGAGATCCACGCGCAAATTTAATGACGGCTTTAAAAGCAAACCTTAAACGTCGCGGTCTTAGAGAAAAGATAAATCAAACTTCTTAGATATAATCTTTTTCGCACCTTCGAGTTCTGGGTGACTCCATAAAAGCCATCTCGACCAAAATCCTGCGGTAAAAAAACCTGTTTTTGACCAGTTTTCTTTATCACTTCGAGACACATCGAGCATATTTTTATGAACCAGTTTGGGGTCGGTTTGTTTTTGTACCATATGAGGAACAAACCCACCATGTCGTGTTACGTATGAACGCATACGCAATGGATTTTTGTGTATTGTGTAGTCTGAGTACCCTCTTGCCCCAAAATCAACTATTTTTCCATTTTCAAAAGTAACTCTAAACTTTTTATCAATACGTGGACTTTTTCTTAAACGAACGCGCATATATAATTAATGAATATATTTTTCGCCACGTTTTTTGCGTCTATATAACACAATTCCAAGTGTAAGGGATATTAACCAAGCTTGAAATTGTGATATACCATACGGTTCTTCGACCATAAACATTTATAATATATAAAATTATTTATTTTGTAATTTAGCGAGTGTGTAGTGGTGATACAAGTGTATTAAACTTATGATCAAAGAAACGAGAACGGCTGGGTTATATCTGGCCTTCTTGTTAAGAACGATTAATACAACCGAGGAAAGAACAATAAAGGCTGGTAAACTAAATAAACCAATTTGAACATTAGTCAAACCGAGGAATCGCTTTTCTAATGTGTTAACTTCTGGTGTTTGGGTTGGTGCGTATTTTTCGAGTTTAGGATATCCTGGCATTTATTATAGGTAAACAAAAAAAAATGTGGTTTCTTATGATACCAATACTATTAATATTAAATGATTACATCAAATCACCTATAGATAGATTGTATTTCCAAACACCTTTGCGTCCACTCGTTGGTATACGAAATTCAATCGTAGATTTATTTTTTTATAAACCGCATTACTCAGTCGATGATTTTACAGGACTTTGGCGGGTACAAAAACACTTTTTCGATATAAAAAATGAATACGACGGGTTACACAAAAACGTACAAAAGTATTATTTCCATGACCTCGATCCATGGTTTGAATATAATCAAAATTATTATTACTATAAAATACACGATTTCCCAAAGTTATACGCATTTTTAAAAACTGTACCGTGTGTTGATCATGCCATGATTGCGGTCATGGAAGGATCAATGTCTATACCAGCACATCGGGCCGAGAGTAATTTACAGTTACGGTACCACTTAACACTCGAAGGAACAAGTAATCTTACCACGGAGTTTGATATTCATCAACATAAATCCGGTGAAGATGTTCTTTTTGATCACTCGCGATACCATAGTGTTGATAAAACTGATGAACAAAAGCGTGTTGTTCTTATTCTAGATATTAATCGGTTTTATAAATTTCCATATATAAAATAATTCTATCCTCGTCCGATTGATTTTCCGCCCAGTGTTTTTTACGAGCATTCATGATTATATGTTTACCATTTTCTTCTGTAACCTCGCCTAGTTCTATATGATGAAGTATACAGTTTTCTGGACATTTAATACCTAAATGATATGTAAATATATAATCATCACCTACATAATCAACGTGTTCTTTGAGTTTTACACCCCCTTTCATTAATGAAAACCCAGCTACATGTATACCCTCGATAGAAGATAAGAGTTTTGTTGTTTCTGGACATAAATTACAATTACTCGTAATGAAATTACCACCCCATATGAGTGGCCAACTTACCCATGATTCCTGAACATGATCTTGTCCACCTTTCAACCATCCACATTTACCGTCTGTGTATAACATCATAACCTGTTTTAGATATTCAGAACCAACCCATTCACCTTCTTTACGAGGATCGTCTCGTATGAAAGTTTCTGGTAGTAAATTTACTTCCTTTTGTAAAATATGAACGTAATTTTTTAATTCTTTTAAATGCATTGTTCCTTATAAATGTTTTCGACACACCGCTTTATACATATCGTGATCACCAACAAGTTCGAGTTCATCGTTTTGAACAATACGTTTTGTAAAGGGTCCATGTGTACCGTCCATACACTCCATACACATCGCCGATATCTTAAACACTTTATCGGCGAGAGGTACACAGTCTATGAGTTCACCAAACTTTCTCTGTTTATAATCACCATCGAGACCCGCGAGTAAAATCGTTTTACCTGAATCGAGAACCTTTTCAACAAACGTTTTAAGACCCGTAAAAAACTGGGCTTCATCCATGGCTATAACGTCTGCATTTGAAAAATCAACTTCGTCGAGATTATTTGTTTTTATACAATCGAAACGAATATTATCATGGGTACGTAAAACGTCTTCGGAAGCGCGTGTATCCTTTTTAGAGTTTATAACGAGAATACGTTTACCTATAACTTTGTACCGCTTTAAACGCCTGATAAGTTCGGACGTTTTTCCCGAAAACATGTTACCCATAATAATCTTAAGACTCATTTCTAATTATACGTTACACTATTTTAAATTGTTTTAAAGAAACAACTCTTAGATTAATAAAAACATGGAAACACTTAGAATTAAACGATTAACTCTCGAAGCAACTTTACCGACACGCGCATCGCCTGGATCGGTCGGGTACGATTTGTATAGCATGGAAAACATGACGATCAATGCATGTGAACGTGGTATTGTAAGTACGGGTATTTGTGCAACGATCCCACACGGTGTGTATGGTCGTATTGCACCGAGATCCGGTTTAAGTGTAAAACACGGTATTCAAACGGGTGCTGGTGTTATTGATCCAGACTATACGGGTGAATTGAAGGTTATCTTGTTTAATCACGGGAGTGAACCGTTCGAAATTAAACAAGGCGATAGAAT